GTGCTGGTGGCCGAGACCGCTGCCGAATGGGAAGCCGCCTTGCTCCGCCTGGTCGACGATGCCGAGCTACGCCGGCGTCTGTGGCGCAATCAACGTCGGCGTGTAGCCAGTGAGCACGCCTTGACAAAGACTGTCCTCGAGTGGCCGCGAGCGTGGACACAGATTCTCGAAAGTTTCCGAGCGTCTCAACGCGCAGCATGAAGGACTACCGCTGTCCGGAGTGCGGACGGCTGCTGTTCAAGTCCGATGCGCCTGCCGGCACGATTCAAACCGTCTGCCCGCGCTGTCGCTGGGCCGTACGCAGCGTCAAGATCGAATCGCGTACACTGCCGCCCAAGATCGACGAGCGCCGTTGAGCGCCTAGCGTCCCAGAGCAGCCCTTGAGCAGCCCGCGGACACGAGGGCTGCGGCGTGGACTACAAATCGGTCGGGTTCGCGCTCGAGGAGCTGAAGAGCCGCGGAGACGACGGGTGGAGTTTCTCCGGGTACGCATCCACCTTCGGCAACATCGACGAGGGTGGCGACGTCGTCCTCCGCGGCGCGTTCACCAACAGCCTCGCACAGCGTGTGCCCAGATTGCTCTGGCAACACGATATGTCCGAGCCCATCGGGCGCGTGGTGCAACTCAAGGAAGATGACCGCGGCCTGCACGGCGATTTTCTCATCAGTCGCACCGGCCGTGGCCACGATGCCTACGTATTACTCAAGGATGGCGCGATCGACTCGATGTCGATTGGCTACATCCCCGAAGAGCAGGAATTCGACGACCAGCACAACGTGCGCAAACTGAAATCAGTCGACCTGCTCGAGATCAGCCTTGTCAGCATCCCCATGAATGAGGAGGCCCGCGTCACTGCTGTCAAGGCCAAGCAACTCGTCTTGCCCACGTCTGCTGGGCCCTCGATCGCCTCCATGCGTCTCCACCTCATGAGAAAACGCCTCGAGCGCTTGGGAGTGCCCGTATGAGCAATAACGGCACGGCCGAATCGGTCTACAGAGCCGAGCCCTTCTTCACGAAAGACCAGGTCGCCGGGATGGTCATGCCCGAGCTTATGGCCAACATCAAAGACCAGTACGACCGCTCGGACGAAATCGAGCGCAAGTACGACGGCATCATCACCGACCCTGAAGATGAGCACGAGGTCAAACGGCGCTTGCTGACCGTCGATCTGCTCATGGATCAGCAGGCCAGATTGCAGGAAGCGCTCGATCGCAAGGGCAAGATCCGCGGCGGGCTCGAGCTGTACGGCCAGTCGCAGAACGGCTACCACCAGCCGGCGTTCGGCGATCCGGTCGCAAGCCAGATCCGCAGCCCAGGCGACCAGTTCGTGCGCAGCAACGAGTACAAGCGCATGAAAGGCGGCGGCCTGTTCAACACCAATCTGCACCGCAACGAATTCACGGTGCAGATGAGCGAAGGCACCAGCCTGATCGGCTGGTCGAAGCTGCTGCAGAAGACGCTGGTGTCGGTCGGTTCGGGTCAGCAACTCTTCTCGGGCTCGCCGTTCGTGCCCAACGACCTGCAGCCCGGCGTGCTGAGCATCCTCCAGCGCGAAATCAACGTGCTGGACCTGATCCCGACGCTGACGACCGAATCGGACGTCATCGAGTGGGTCCAGGAAACGACGTTCACCAACAACGCGGCGATGGTGGCTGAGGCGACGGCGACGACGGGTACGACGGGCAGCAAGCCCGAATCCGCGCTGGCCTACGCGGCCCAGACGACGCCCGTCAGGACGCTGGCCCACTGGATCCCGGTGACGAACAAGATGCTGGGCGACGCGCCGCAAATCCGCGGCATCATCAACAGCCGTTTGCTGCTCGGTCTGCAGCTCGCACTGGAGACGCAGATCGTCTCGGGTGATGGAACGGGCGAGAACTTCCTGGGCATCCTGAACAACAACATCAACGTCCAGTCCCTCGGCACCGATAACGTCCTCGACGCCATCTTCAAGGGCAGGACGCTGGTCAGGGTCACGGGTAAGGCGCGGCCGTCCGCGGTGGTCATGCATCCCAACAACTGGCAGAGTGCCAGACTCGCGCGCGAGAACTCGGCCACGGGCACGCTCGGCGGCTATCTGATGGGCCCGCCCAGTATGGTTGGGGCGAACACGTTGTGGGGTTTGCCGGTCGTGGAATCCGAGGCGATGCCCGCGGGTACCGCGCTGGTCGGCGATTTTTCCATGGGCTGCACATTGTTCGACAGAGAGCAGGCCGTAGTGCGGATCGGCTTCGTCAACGACCAGTTCATTCGCAATATCCAGACGTTGCTGGCCGAGCTTAGAGCGGCGTTCATCGTGTGGCGTCCGACCGCGTTTTCGAAAGTCACAGGTGTGCCGTGATGCTGGTGTTCTGGAAAAAAATTCCTGACCCGCCTCCTGAACCGGACGATGATGACCAACCCGAGCCCGAGCCTGCCCCTGAGCCCGAGCCGTCCGCCTGAACGTATGGGGCAGTACGTGGTCGGTCGGCGCTATCGGGCGGGTGGACACGGCGTCACGCTCACCTGGCCCGATGGCACGACCACCCACTACGCCGCGCGCGCGGTCTTTCGTCTCGAGCAGTTGCCCGTGAAAGTCGTCGGCCGCGCGCACCGATGCGGTGACGCGATGACGTACGAGACGTCATGAGCTACGCCACACTGGCCGACTTCAAGGCGGCCGTCGAGATCGCCGATACCCGCGACGATGGCGACATCCAGCGCGCGCTGGACGCCGCTACGGCCTGGATCGATCACTACACCGGACGCACCTTCAACGCCGTGGATACGACGGCCTCGGCGCGGCACTTCCTGCCGTACGAGACGATGCGGCTCGAAGTGCCGGACCTGACCAGCATTACCGCGTTCGAGATTGATACGGCGGGGGATGAAAGCTTCCGTACGTCGCTGGACGCGGACGACTACGACCTGTACCCGCTGTATCTGATGCCGGGCCTCGGCGGGTATACCGAGATTCGGCTGAAGCCGCTCGCGCCGGCATATTTCATCATCGGCTACCAGGTGCGCATCACCGCGTTTTGGGGCTTCGGCCCGACGCCGGCCGCGGTCACCCAGGCGTGCATCCTCGTCGCCAATCGGTGGAACGTGCGCTTGAGCGTGCCTTTTTCCATGTGGGAAGCGCCACAGACCGGTGAGCTCGCCACATTGACCGCGCGCGACGAGGACGTGGTCAACCTGCTATCGGCGTACGTGACGTCCAGTGGAGCGGGGCGTGCCGCCGCCGCGACCTGGGTGCTGGTATGAGCGTCCAGCTCGGGCCCGAGTGGGAAAGTTTTCTCCGGCGACTGCAGACCACACCCGAGCAGATGGAACGCGACATGCGCCAGACATTGCAGGCGTCGCTGTTGCTCGTCGAGGCCTCGGCGCGCTCCGGGGCGCCGCAGGACACGCGCAGACTCGCGGGAAGCATCTCGCAGCGCATCACGGGTACCTATCCCAGTCTGGTGGGTGAAGTGGGCCCAGGCGTGCGCTACGGCCTGTTTGTGGAGTTTGGCCGAAGAGCTGGCGCGCGCATGCCGCCCGTGGATGCCCTGATTGGCTGGGTCACCCGACATTGGAATCCGGCGTTTATCGGGCCGTTGCGGCAGGGGCAACTGCGTCCGCGGCGGGCTGCCGGTCGTGGCGTTTCGCAGGCCATGATTCGTAGTCGCGCATTCGCGCTCGCCCGGGCCATTCAGCGACGGGGCATTCCAGCGCGGCCGTTCATGGCACCGGCCTACGAATCGAATCGGGCGCGCATTGAAGCCGGCTTTGCGCGCATCGGCCTGCGCGTCGTGGCCTACCTGGCGGGTAATCCCATCCCATGACGGAGCCGACGATCGACCAGATCCAGGCCGCCATCAAAGCGCGCCTCGGGACGATTACCTCGCTGCGCGCGTACGCGACCGAACCCGACAAACCGAATTTCCCGTGCGCCTATCCGCGCATCGTCGACTGGACCTTCGACGAAGACTTCGACCATACGACGCTGTACCACTTCGACATCTGGGTCCTGGTCGGATTGGAGCCGGGCTTCGACCGCGCCCAGACCTGGCTCAATCCGTACCTGTCGCCGGCGGGCGCCAACTCGATCAAGCTGGCCATCGACGCGGATCCGAGATTAGGGGGCACCGTGGCTTCGGCGCGCGCGACCGGCGGCGGCGCGTACGGCCGCGTGGACGTCGCGGGGACGCCGGCACTGGGCGGCTCATTGCGCGTGGAGATCCTGACGTGACGCCGTGGCTGAGCGTGGTCATCCCGACCATTGGTCGAGCGTCACTCGAGGACACGCTGACGTCGTTGCGCGTCCAGCCGGAGAGCGACGGCGTCGAGGTGCTGGTGGTGGCCGATACGCACGGTCCCATCAATGCGCAGCTCAACTACAGCCATAAACGCGTTGAAGACCTCGGCTATGACTGGCTCGAGCTGGACGCCGGCGTGAACTGCGTCGGCCAGCCGCAACGCACCTTTGGCGCCAAAGTAGCGAGCGCGCCGTGGGTATGGTTTTCTCAAGACGACAACATCGCCGCGGAACATTCGCTGCTCGCGATCCAATCCGCCATCGAGGCGCAGCCACGCGCGCGACCACTCTTCTTTCAGATGCAGACGTACTGGGGCGCGCGCATCTGGCAAACACCAGTTCTGGCCCAGGGCAATATCGATGCGGACTGTCTGGTCTTTCCGCGCGACATCGCGCGGCAAGTCGAATGGGGTTTGCGCTACGAGGGTGATCTCGATGCGGCCATACGTGCCTTCAATCTGACAGGTGGCGATGTGGCATGGGTGAGCGAAGTCGTCAGCATCGGGCGACCGGAGAAGGAGATGCTCTGGTGGCGATAAGCATTGGCACGGTGCGGCTGAATATTGGCAGTGGCGATCTGCCGATGCGAATGGCTGGCTGGGTCAACGTCGATGAGCAGGCCTACGCCGGTGTCGACCTGGTGCTGCGCGTGCCGCCACTGCCCTGGGAGACCGCGACCGTCAGCGAGATTTACGCGGGCCACTTCCTGGAGCATCTGACGCGGAACGACGCGGCCGATTTTCTGGATGAATGCTGGCGCGTGCTGCAGCCCGGCGGGCGGCTCGGCATTCTGGTGCCGGATATGCGCGAGGTCATGCGCCGCTACATCCAGGACGAGCCGGCGCCCGCGGAGTTTCCGGCCGGCCGCCATCGCGATCTGCGCGATCTGGACGAGTGTAACGAGATGATCATTTTTTCAACGGCGCAGCCGTCACACCACCAGTGGGCCTACGACAAGTTCACGCTCGGCCGTGCACTCGAAAACGCGGGATTCACCGTCCTCGGTGAATTCGACCGTTGGAAAGACCCACGGGTCGCGGTGGGCGCCTGGTACCAGATTGGAATGGATGCCATCAAATCATGACTGACGCCGTCGCCAATCCACACATCAACAATGCCGGCTATAGCGTCTTCAGCAGTGGACCCGGTACCGAAATCTTGGCTTGGAAGTGTCTGCACTTCTCGGTCTACAGCGGCATTCATACCTTCTCGCCGGTTGTACCGGACGACGTCGTCGAAGAGACCAAGAACAACTTGCTGGCCTATTACCTGACCGTGCAGCCTTGCGATTGCATCCCGGTCATCAACCCACCCTGAGAGGAGGTTTTCTCAGCCATGCCCTCGTCACCCATTCCAGCGTGGAACCTCAAACCGGGTTCGGCCAAGACGCCGAAGCCGAGCAATCCTGGCGCGGGTCAGGCCCCCACCGATCCGAGCGTTCGCGTGTCGGGTCCACTCACCGATCCCAGCAAAAGGGTAAGCGGGGGTTAGTTTGCTGCGCATTCTGCTGGTCGGCGCCGGCGCGTCATTTTCCACCAAGGATGTGGAGGACGGCTATCGCGCCGCGCTGGCAGCAGTGCCGGGCGTGGAGCTCAAGTATTACGGGCTCGAGCCGCGGCTGGGCATCGCGCGCGACTGGCTGATGAAACTGTGGCGCGCCCGCGGCAAGAATCCCGAGCAGCGGCCGAGTTGGCCCGACACGGTGTATCGCGCCAGCATCGAAGCCTTCGAGATGGCACTGCGCTACGACGTCGATTGGGTCTTCGTCATCAGCGGGATGTACTTCCACCCGGATGTGCTCGAAATGCTGCGTAGGGCGCGCCTGAGAACGTGCGTGCTGCTGACCGAGTCACCCTACGAGGATGAGGCGCAATCGCGTCTGGCGGGCCTCGTGGACGTTGTCTGGACTACTGAGCGCACTTCGGCCCAAACACTCGGCGCCGGCTACCTGCGGCATGCCTACGACCCTGCTCGGCATTCGAGCGGGTTGCCCATCGACATGGACGTGCCGGCGCACGACATCGTGTTCGTCGGCACGGGGTTCGAGGAGCGCATCGCCGAGCTCGCCGCGGTCGACTGGACGGGTATCGACCTGGGCCTGTACGGCAACTGGTCGCTGCTTGGCTCGCGTCATCCCCTGCGCACGTATCTGCGCGCTGGACCCGTGAGCAACGACATGGCCGTAAATCTCTACAGGCGGGCTCGCATCGGGCTCAATCTGTATCGCACGTCCCAGACGTATGGGCGCGACGTGACGCACGTAGCGGGCGCGCAGAGCCTGAATCCGCGGGCCTATGAGCTCGCCGCGTGTGGCGTGTTCCAGATCTCGGACTCTCGCGCCGAGTCGGCGGAGACATTTGGCGACAGCGTGCCGAGCTTCACGCCAGGGCATCTGGAGGACAGTCTGCGGGCGTATCTGCTGGATTCGCCCGCCCGTCGTTACGCGGCACGGCGCGCCAAAGACGCCGTCACTCCGCATACGTTCGCCGCGCGCGCGGCCCAAGTCCTGGCCGATCTGGACGCGTACGATGATCGGTCCCTCGCGAAAGGAGCCTGACCTTGGCGATCAAATACCACGGCAAGAGTGGGTTGGTATACATGTCGACGACGGGCAGCGGGTCGCCCGTGCTGGTCGGCGGCATGCGCGCCTTCACCCTGGACAACTCGACCGACACCGTCGATACGACCGAGTTCGGCGCGACCAACCGCACCATGGTCCAGGGTTTTCCCGCCAGCAATGGCACCATCGAGGGCTTCTGGGCTACCGACGACAGCACGTTACGCACGGCGTCGCAGAGCGTGGATGGGACGAATATCGCGCTGTATCCCTCGTCGAATGCGATGGCGCGTTATTTTGGCGGCCCGGCCTGGGTGGACATGACGCTCCGCACCGCGGTCGATCAGGCAGTTGCGCTCACGGCGAACTGGCGCTCGCGCGGCAACATGACCAATCAGCTCTGATGATGCCCATCAAGACCACCACGATCGCGCTCGACGAGATTGGGTACGACGGGTGGTCAGCGGAGCTGCGGCTGAACGTGCGTGCGCGGACGTATGACGCCTTCCTGTCGCAGGAGCGCGACGAGTTCTGGGCGGCGTTCTGCGACATCGTCGTCGGCTGGAATCTCGAGGACGAGGACGGTCAACCGTTGCCCCTGCCAAAAGATGGGCTCGGGCCGCGGGATCTGCCCATCGACATCCTCAACACGCTGGTGTTGCGCTATGTGGAAGCTATGGCTGACAGTGCGGCGATCCCAAAAGCACGCGCCGAGCGCTCAGAAACTACCTCTCGGACCAACGGCGCCGTCCCGAGCAGCGTGCCGGCCTAGGGCCACCGCTCGAATATGTGCCGGTCATCCTGGCGGATCGCTTCGAAGGCACGGGCCCGCTGTATTGGGAGGACGTCGACGCCGACCGCCGTCAGCATGTGCTGTCTTTGCTCGTCGTCGAAGGCGAGGTGGCTCAGGCCTGGGCGGGCCTGAGTCCGGATGATGTCGCGGTGATCCTCGATGATGACGAGTGAATCACGCTTTCCAGCGCATGCCGGCCGGTGGCGCGCGCCTGGGCTGAATGGCAGTCGACGGCGGCGCTGGCGCTGCCACCGGCCGTGGTGGCAATTCGCGGCTGCAATACCGACACACGCTCGCCTCCGATCGAATGAGCTCGGCACAGAACGGACACTTGCGCGATTCGCCTTTCCACAAGGCCTCGCGCTCGAGCACTTTCTGATTCGGCTTGACGATCAAGGCGGCGATGATGCTCAGCAGTGGACTGAGCAGCAATCCCAGAAAAAAGAACCCGACTGCGCTGCGTCCCTTGGCACCCGCGATGACCGCGCCGAGGATGGCAAACGCCAGCCACCCAATGAGTACGCCTTCCATGTGAATGACCTCCCATATGGTCTGAAGGATCCGCCGGGCCCCGGCGGGTATGGGCCCGCCACACTTGCGAACGCTGATCAGGCGTTACCCGGCGGACATTCCAGAGCATACGAGCCGCCGGTAAAGAAAGTGCTAATTCACTGATGGCGACCGAAGAACAACTCAAAGTCACCATTCAGACGGTGGCCGATACGGCGGCGGTTCAGCGCTACAACGCGGCCGTCAAACAGGTGCAGCAGACGGCGGCACAACCGGTCAATCCACGCATCGCGGAAGCAGCGGCCCGCGCAACCGCGTTCCAGCGATCCGGTGGACTGGAAGCCGCGATGCGCGGTGCGGCCATGCCAGTCGCGGAGGAGGCCGCGGTCGCGACCACCCGGCGTGTCGGTGAAGCCACGCGCGTGACTGCCTCGGAGCTCGCGCGGTTCGGCGCCTCGGCCATTGGTGTCGGAATCGGTCTGTCAGCCTTCAGTCTCGCCGGTAATGCGGTGCACTCCGTCCTGCAGAACATCGTCCAGGACAGCATCAATCTGGATCGCGCGACGCGCATGAACGCCATCGTGCTCGGCACCCAGGCGGCGGACTTCCAGAACTGGGCGACCGGTCTGGCCGAACAGTCGGGTGTCGCGCGGCGTGGGCTCCTCGAGGCGGGCACCGCCGCGCAGCAATTCGGTCGCCAGATCGGACTCGTGCCCGACCAGGTGCAGGGACTCACCCAGGTCGCCTTGCAGCTCAGTCGGATCGAAGGTCTGGATGTGGCGCAGACGATGACCCAGCTCACGTTGGCGATGCAGGGCAATGCGCAAGCGGCCAACGCGCTCGGTCTCAACCTGGACGATGCGTATGTCGCCTACACCCAGATGGGTGGCGCGAGTGCTGAGGTCTTCCGCCAGCTGGATCCGGGGACCCAGGCCACGTTGCGCTATCGTGCCGCGCTTGCCCAGGTCACGGAGATTGCCAAGACCGCGCCGGGGCCAGTGCAGGACCTGCAGCGCGAGCAGGAACGGCTCAACGCGCAATGGGAGCGATTTGCCAGCACCGTCGGCCCGCCCGTCATCGAGACGCTCGCCAAGATCGTGGGTGGCGTCAACGATCTAACGGCCGCCATGCAGGCCAACGCGCAGAATCAGGGCACCGATCCCGGTTTCAAAAACGAGCTCGCCCTGCTGGCTATTCTGAAAGAACTCAATTCGAGACCGGGCATCGATTACATCAATGAACTGATCGCTGCGCTACAGAAGATCAATGCCAAACCAGGCGTCGAAGTCCTGCAGGACCTGGGCGATGCCGCCAAGAAGGCAAGCGACGCAGCTCCCCCACTGGCCGATGCCACGAAATCGGCACAAGATTCTGCCGCGGCCGCCGCCACCAGCATTGTGCACGTCGCCGATGCCGAGGATCGTGCCGCCGCCGCTGCAGCGAAGCGCGCCGAAGCAAATGCACGCGCCGCCGCTCAAGCCGAACGCCAGGCCGCCGTGGATGCCGCAACACAGATTTTGATTGACGCCACAACCGAACGTGTGCGGCTACAGCACGAAGCCGTCGACCTGACGGCCGAAGAGGCGCGCATTCGGCTCGAGATGCTGCCGAGCGTGCAGCGCATGGCGGCGCTTCAGCGCGATATGGCCCAGGCGCAGATTGCTGCTCGTCAGGCCGCGCTGCCGGCCAGCGAAGCCCTCGAGGACCTGCGCTACATGCAGGAGCGCTCGCGCCTTATCGCGCAGAATCGCTACGCCACGGCCCAGGAGCGCTCTGCTGCGCGTGCTGAGATCCGAGGGCTGGCGCGGGCCGAGCCCGGCGTGGCGCTGGCCGCGATTGACGCGGAGCGTGGCGTCGTGGTCACCGGGCGGGCGGCGACACGACTCAACATGCAGGCACAACTGCAGGACCTCGCGCAGCAGCGCGCGCTGGCCGGAGTGCAGGGCGCCGAGGCGCAGAACCAGTTGATCAGCGCGATCGTCGCGGCCAATGTCCAGACCGCTCAGGCCTTCAAGGATCAGCTCATCCAGGTGCCTCTGACCGTGGTCATCAACAACGCCGATGGCAGCCAGCAGGTCTACAACGAGCTCATCGAAGCCAATGGCCAGGCCCAGACGCCTCCCACAATCCAGTTCTCACCCTTGCGCCGCATCTGATGTCCACCTTCGTAATTGGCAGCACCACGGCAACGTTCAAGTCGACCATCCAGCAAGCGCGCCAGAGCATCGGCGACCTGCAGGAATTCGTCTTCGGCGTGTATCTGGCGAGCCAATCGGATTGGCTGACGCTGCAGACGCTGGTCACCACCAAGTACCACGTGCACGTGCCGCTCGGCGGCGACGCCATCGTCATCGACGTCGTGCGCGGCCCCGGTGCCGGCTCGTTGGTTATCGACGGTCTGGGCTCCACGGCCGGCATCCTGACGACGCTGTCGCGCCCGACCTATCTACCAAATGGCAGGAGCGTCGGCTCGGCCACCTTTCTGATCACGGGGCCGGCGCTCTGATGGTCTTATTGGCGGGTGGTCTCGAGGGCAACACCTACGACGCGATCGCCGCGGGCACGTATGCCGACATGGCCAAGCACAACTATGCGGGCCCGGCCATCATCCGCCAGGTGTCGCTGGATGTGACTTTCGCCGGCGTGGCGCTGACCGACGTGATTCAGGCACGCGGCGAAGTCTCCGCAGATTCTGGGTGGCCCAGCTGCTCGGTATTTGTCACGGCCAAGCCATCGACCGGGAATGAGGAAGACGACCTCTCAGTGACCGCTGGCGCGGGCAACAACGTCACGCGTTTCACCGGCAAGGTCAGACGCTTCCGTCCCTCTGGCTTTCCGAAGTCGATCGAGATGGTCTGCTCGGGCACTCTTGCGTACGCCGCCGAGTGGGTACCACCCGAAGACATCGACTTCGCCGAAGTCTGGCCAAACGGTGCCACCGACCAGCAGCTCGTGCAGTGGGCGCTCGACCAGGTACCCGGCGTCACGTACATGGCGGCCAACATCGCGGGCACGGGCACCACCCTCGGCACCGAAGCACCCGAGGCCTTCAACTGGAGCGGCGGCGTCAATCCCTACAGCGTCGGCCTGAACTGGAAGTCCGGCACGACGGCCTGGGCATATATCCAGCAACTGGACCGGGCCACGCTGTACCGCACGTACCAGGCGCGCGACGGCACTATCTACCGTGTCCAGATGATTGGCCACCCCGACAATACGCCCGATTTCAGGCTCGCACCCAGCGACATCCTGGACGGCTCGAGCGGATCACGCGATACCGAGCGGACGCGGAATTACGTCGTCGTCCAGGGCCACGATTACGGCGACGGGCTTGGGCCCGTTCAGGGCAACGCGTATGGGTCGAACGACTTTCAAGGCGACGGCAGCATCGCCGATCAGCGCCACGTGGAGAGCTTTCAGGCCGAGATGATCGAATCCGGGGTCGACCCCGACACCGGCAACTGGGACGGCAACGCCGGCTTGCGCGCCGACACGATTGCCGCGGCCATCCTGCCGGACGTCGACAAGGAATTCGTCGAGGCCAGCACGCCGTCCTGGCGCGACGATACGCACGGGCCTGGACTCACGTGCATGCTGGACTGCCTGGCTCGACTGGCGATCGGTGAGTCGATGTGGGTGGCGCGGCATGCCTGGGAAGTCGGCGACAACGGCTGGCTGGCCACCTACGGACTGACCGGCGGCGGCTTGCCCCAGACCTATACCCCTCCGCCTGTCTGATGGCTGACCCCAAAGCGATCCAGTTTCTCGAGGGCCTGTACGCGCGCGTCGATAAGCAGGTACGCGACATCGTCAGCTCGATGCTGCCCAACCAGACCGTGGGCGCCCAGGACGACGGCACGGTCGTCGCCAATCAGTGGAACATCCTGAACTTTCAGGGTCCTGGCGTGACCGTCAGCGAAGAGAGTGGGCGGCGTCGAGTCAACGTGTATGTGCCGGGCGCGCCCGTTGCCGCCACCACCACGACGATCGTCTCGAGCACGACAGCCAAAGCGCATTCGTTGTGGACGGGCTCGGCCAACAGCGCGCCGCCGAGCAACTGGCAGACGACCGGCTTCAGCGACGCGAGCTGGACCGCCGCGGTGAGTGCGTCCTACGGCACGCCTGTCCCGATCTCGGGTACGACGCCGCTCTGGTCAAGTAGCACGCCCGTCGCGCTCGCCGCCATGGATCAGCCGACTCCACTGTCGGTGTCCTCGAGTGGCACGGTCGGCCCAGACATCGTCAGTGGCATCTCGACGACGTACTATCCGCCGATTCCCACGGGCGGCGCGTTCACCACGTACACCGTGACCGCGACGGCGCACGTGATGGCCGGCACCTATGGCTCGGTCATGCAGTTGACGTGCCCAGTCTTCGACGCCAGCGGCACCATGCTGAATTCGAGCGAGCCTGGCACCAACGGCATGACCGATGGCCAGACGGTGTCATTCACGGTGCCAGGACCGGGCGGCCTGCATGGTGGCAATTTCTCGACGGCCGACCACTTCCGCATCGGCTCGTCAGCGTATGGCACGAGCTACGCGCAGGGCAGCTTCGACTACACCATTACCTGGGACGGTACGCCACCTACGACCGGTCTACCGGGTGAGCAGTGCCTGCTGCGCCAGACGTTCACTTTGCCCGCGGGCAGCATCGCGAGTGCGACGTTGGACATCAACGCGGACGCGCACCTGCTGGGGGTGTACATCAACGGCAATTTCGTGTCTGGATCGATTAGCGGCAGCAGCTCGACTCTGCACTTTACGCTGCCGCCGGGCCAGCTCGTGACGGGCGGCAGCAACCTGATCGCGGTCAACGCCCAGAACTACACGTCGTCGCCCGACTATGCGTGGGTGGCCTACAAGCTCACGATCGGCACCAGTGCGGCTGGCACCGACACGCGCTATCAGTTGCTGTCCGAAAAAAACCAGGCGAATGGCTACGCCGGCCTGGATGTAGGTGGACGCGTGGCAACCGTACGGCTTGGGACGGGCACGGCGGACGGCACGACCTATCTACGCGGTGACCAGACGTGGGCAGCGGCTGCTAGCGGTGGCGGCGGTTGGACACAGAACGCGCAGATTCACCGGGCCGCAGCGGTATCCATCGCCAACACCACATACACCGATGTCACCTTCGACACGCTGGACTTCGATACCGACACGATGTGGAATAGCGGCACTCCCACCCGACTAACAATTCACACCGGCGGTGTATATCTTTGTGTTGGTCTCTGGCAATGGGCCCCCAACGCGAATGGGGAGCGCCAGATCATTATTTTTCAGAATGGCGCGAACTGGCTGGCCATGGAGCAGCGCGCGAATCAGTCGTCTTTCGGTCAATCTATGCACGTCACAGCTGTAGCCAAGTTAGTCGTTAGCGACTACGTGGGCCTCCGCGTCTACCAATCCTCCGGCGGAAGTCTGGCTCGGCAAGATATGTTGCCTTACTTGAGTGTTGTTCGAGTTGGATGAGGGATAAAGATGACCCGTCAGAACGCTACCAATTTCACCGCGCCGCTGCAGTTCCCTTATGCGAACGCGGGCACCGACGTATTCATGAAAGAGGATGTCCAGGTCCTGGCCCAGGCGGTCGACCAGCACAACCATACGAGTGGCAAGGGTTTACCGCTCGCCGCGGGGGCGATTCCGAGCGGCACGATCACCTCGGCCATGATTGCCGACGGCACGATCCAGGGGGCCGACATCGCCTCGGGCACCATCACCACGACGCAAATTCAGGACGGCACGATCGCCACGGCCGACCTGGCCAATGCGTCGGTCACCAACGCCAAGCTCGGCACCGACACGGCACGCCTGAACCTACTTACGAACGGCGGGATGGAAGTGTGGCAGAGGGGCAACGGGCCGTTCACCACGAACTTTGCGTACACCGCTGACCGCTGGTTGATCGGCATGATCGGGAGCGACACAGTTTCGGTCAGCCGCAATACCACTACGGTGGACACTGGTTCGACCGTCTCGATGGCTGTCACGTTCACCCTGGGGAGCGGTGGGGGACTAAGCAGTCTTCAGCAAGCGACCGTCACTACGGATAACACACAGATGAAAGGACGAGTTGTCAGCGCGTCGGTGCGTGTGTTGACCGCGACCGCCAACGCGATTCGCATTGGCTTTGACAACTACAACGGATCGACAAGCAATATCAATTCCGGAGCCTTCCATTCTGGAGGTGGGGCCTGGGAAACACTGACGGTGACCACGACGGTGGCAGCAAGTACGACGATCCTGACTCTGAAGATCTTGTGCAACGCGTCCTGCACGGCCTACGTCGACAACGCCATGCTGGTGGTGGGCGCGGTGGCGGCCGACTACGCACCGCTGCACCCGGCCGACGACCTGGCCCGATGTCTGCGGTACTACGAGCGCTACACAAGTACCGCAGGCAATCTGACAACCGGGCAAGCCGTTAGTGCAATAACGGCTTACGGTGGTGTCCCATACAAGGCTCTGAAGGCGGTTGTGCCAACCGTCACATTTGGCGGAACGTGGAATGGCACACAACCCCTTGGCGCCCTAACAGCCGGTACACCATCCGCCGGAGTAATCAGCGTTGCTGATTTCCAGATCGGGCTGACGGGCATGACTGGATTGACCGCAGGCTACGCATGCCTGGTTTCGGGCGCATCAGGCGCGACCGTCTCGATCGAAGCGAATCCCTGAGGAGCGATGCGATGAGCGTACGACCAGTCACCTTCAATCCGGACGGATCAATAGAAGTCGTGTACGACGAACTCGGCCACAGTGGCACCATCCCGGCCGCCGAGGTCCGCTGGACTACGGACATGACCGGTGGAGAAAACCACAATTACATCCGGCTCGACTGTCCGGATGGCTGCGGCGCCAGCTCCACCCATCCGGTGGGTGGCGGGGCGGACGCGCCCAACGTGCAGCAGATGTTCGTGCACAAGACCGACCACGACGGCTGCGCCTGTGGCCAGGTCACTCCTACGGACTCGGCCACGCTCGGCGAGTCGCACGTCCGACTGAATGTGAACAGGCAAGATGGACCGGGGAGGTGGGCACTCGGATGACCGAAGAAGCGTTCCAGTTCAAAGTGGTCTATCGCGATCCTGGCGACGGCCTGATCATTGGCATGGAGCCGTCCGGCGGCGCCGTCGGCAGCGCAAACAAGGTTGCCGTACTGTTCGACCCCAACGAGTACGCCCGCCTCATGGCTACTGAGCCGGCCTATCTGAGCAGCGACAAACTGCACGTGCTGGCCGCGCCGGATCACTGAGACATGACTGATTACAACATCGGTCCCGGTGTCCAGCAGGCGATCGCGGACAACGGCGACGAGGCGCGTTCGGACGAGCGCTACATCATCATGGACGAAGGTCACAAGATCTCACTGACGTTCGGCCGCGACGCGCAGTACTTCTGGTACGAGGAGGACAACGCGACCAATCGCGTGCCCTTTCGGTGAGGAGCCCACACCGGCGCCATATGACCCGTGGACGAGCCAGCCAGGTCAGCTCTATGACTGGACCTGCAGCGCGTGCTCGCTCGAGTGGCTCAAGCGTGCCACCGGGCTGGTGACCACCGACGACATCTACGGCAGTCGCGAGACGACCGTCTACGAGATTGGTTATCCGAACAACATCAATCCGCAA